CAAGTGTCTGGGACGATAACGCATGAAAATGCTTTAGATATGCTCAGATGACCTCAGATGAATTGATCATCAGACAGAAACTTAAAGATGACTTCGATCATTATTCAAATCGTTGCTTAAGCATACGCACCAAAGAAGGCGGGATGGTACCGCTCCAGCTCAATGAAGCACAGAAATACATTCACCAGCAATTAGAAAAGCAACTGGAAAACACCGGCAAGATTCGTGCATTGGTATTAAAAGGAAGGCAGCAAGGTGTCTCTACCTACTCTGAGGCCAGATTCTACTGGAAGGTCACACACAGACGCGGTGTTAAAGCCTTTATCTTGACGCATGAAGCCGAGTCTACTGCTGCACTCTTTGAAATAGCACAGCGGTATCATGATAACTGCAATGAATTAGTGAAGCCGTCTACTGGAGCATCAAGCGCAAAAGAACTGTATTTTGATGGCTTAGATAGTGGTTACAAAGTGGGAACAGCGGGTAATAAGTCTGTTGGACGTGGTACTACTATTCAATACTTTCATGGATCTGAAGTTGCCTTCTGGCCTCATGCGAGTGAACATGCAAAGGGTATCTTGCAAGCCGTTCCTGATGCGCGTGACACTGAAATCATCCTAGAGTCTACCGGTAACGGCATAGGTAACTACTTTCACCAGCAATGGCAATTAGCCGAGCGTGGTGAGTCTGAGTACCAGGCAATCTTCGTACCTTGGTATTGGCAGACAGAATATACAAAGCCGGTACCTATTGAATTTAAAGCCACTGATGATGAGCAGATGTTAGCCGAGCAATATGGCCTCAATCATGGCCAGTTGCAGTTTAGACGCTCAAAGATAGCGGATCTATCAGTTGATGGTGTTGATGGCACAGTATCGTTTAAACAAGAGTATCCATTTAATGCTATTGAAGCCTTCCAAGTATCCGGTGGCGACACGCTTATCAATCCTGAATGTGTGATGAACGCCAGGCAGCAAAAGATTGAAGGACATGGCGGCATTATTATTGGTGTGGATCCTGCGCGTTATGGCGAGGATAGAACCTCCATCATCTATCGTCAGGGTCGTAAAGCCTACAATCTCATTAGCTACAGTAAAAAGAACACGATGGAAGTCGCTGGTATCGTGCATACACTGATAGAGCGTGATAATCCTGCTCAAGTGGCTGTTGATGTCGGTGGCTTAGGTGCTGGTGTCGTTGATAGATTAATAGAGCTGGGTCATGGCGATGTAGTTGTCGCTGTCAATGCTGGCTCATCGCCCCTTGATCAAGACAAGTATAAGAATAGACGCGCTGAAATGTGGGGAGAACTTAAGAGCTGGCTTAATGATACGGTGCCAGTGCAAGTACCTGATAGCGACTCATTACACTCAGATCTCTGTGCGCCATTTTATTCTTACGATAGCAATTCACGCTTGGTTATAGAGCGTAAAGAAGAAATGCGTAAACGTGGTGTTAGATCACCCGATGAAGCTGATGCACTCTGCTTAACCTTTGCTGAACCCATACGAAAAGCAAAAGCTACTTATAAAACCATTAACACATTTACAGGCGATACGATTACCGGCTACTAGGTAATGGGTATAGGTATTATAGGTATTATCATTTTAATGGGTATAGGTATTAGCTTAAAGCCACGTCTTTTCTAGGTTTTAATGGGTATAGGTATTAATTAAATAATTTATATTTTAACGAATGTCGGGAGACATACGATGCAAACTATGCAACAGAACGACGAGTATGAACTCGATGATAACGCTGATGAAGAATCAGGTGAACAGATACAGGCACTGGGTTGGCGTTTAACTCGATTAGCACAAGAACAGATTGGTATTCGTCAACAGACTGAAGATCGGTGGTTATCAGACCTTGAACAGTATATGGGTCATTATGATGCTGAGACGCTTGAGCGACTAAAGAAATCAGCGGGTAGTCAAGCCTTTGTCAACATTACACGGTCCAAGTCTACCGGTGCTGAAGCTAGGCTGGCAGATATGCTGTTTCCTTCTGATGACACCAACTGGGCGATTCAACCGACTCCGGTGCCTGAACTTCAGAAGATGGCTAACAATCAGGAAGTCGCTGGTCAAGATGAGCAGGGTAATGAAGTCACTCATGCTGATATGGCTAAAGAGATACTGAAAGAAGCACAGCAACGTGCTGAAGCCATGACACGGGAGATTGATGATCAACTTGTTGAAGCTAAGTATCATACGATAGCAAGAGAGGTTATTCATGATGCTTGTCTCTTTGGTACGGGTATTCTTAAAGGTCCAGTCGTTATCAATCGTAGTCGCAAGAATTGGAAGCAGTTAGATAACGCAGTCTACGAGTTAGATATCGTCCAAGAATATCGACCAGGTGTTGAGCGTGTCAATGTCTGGGACTGGTTCCCTGATATGTCAGCAACCAAGATTACCGAATGTGGCTTTATCTTTGAGCGACGTTATGTCACCAAGAAGCAGTTGATCGAGTTATCTAAACGACCAGGCTATCTAAAAGATCAAATCAAAAAGATTATTGCTGTTGATGCGAGGAATAACTCGAACGGCTCTAGTCATGTAGGCAGGTTACGTGAGTTATCCGGTGTGCAAGCGAACATCAATGACAATAGATATGAACTCTGGGAATATCACGGTCCTGCGACTAAAGAAGATTTAGAGTCCTGTGGTTGTGCTGTTGAAGATGATGACCTGATTGAACATGACGTGATCGTTAGTTTTATCAATGGCGTAGTCATTAAAGCTGATCTTAACCCCTTAGAAACAGGTGAATGTCCTTACAGCGTATTTGCGTATGAAGATGATGATACCAGTGTCTTTGGCTTTGGTATTCCGTATCTACTCCGCAATGAGCAACGCATTGTTAATGCCGCTTGGCGTATGTTGTTAGACAATGCTGCCTTATCGACTGGACCACAGTTAATCATCAATAGAGAACTGGTGACACCTTCAGATGGTAGCTGGGATTTGAAAGCCCGTAAGGTCTGGTGGCTTACAGATCCAGAGCATCGGGTTAATGATGCTTTCGGTAGTCATGAGATAGCTTCACATCAAGCCGAGCTATCTGCCATCTTTGAGACAGCTAAGAACATGGCCAGTGAAGTCACTTCATTACCCATGTTAGCTCAAGGTGAAGTAGGAGGCGCTCAAGATACGGCAGCTGGCCGGTCAATGTTGCTTAATGCCGCTAACACTGTGCTAAGGAATGTCGTTAAAGCCTTTGATGATGGTATCACTAAGCCCTTCATCGGCAGGATGTATGACTGGAACATGCAGAACAGTGATATCGAAGAAATCAAAGGTGACTTTGAGATTGATGCTAGAGGCTCATCAGCATTGCTTGTTAAAGAAACACAGACACAAGCGCTGCTTAATCTAATGTCGGTATCACTACAACCTATCTATACCGACCTGACTAAACATCCTGAGCTGTATCGTAAGGCGATTCAAGCACAACATCTCAATCCAGATGACATTGTTAAAACCAATGATGAACTGGAAGCGGAAAAGAACAAGCCCGACCCCATGCAACAAGCGATGATGGAACAACAAGCGGTCATGATGCAACTGCAAGTACAAGAGCTGCAAGGTAAGATTGATAAGCTCACTGCTGAAACAGCGGACATTAATGTTAAGACGCAATTCTCAGCAATGCAAACAGCTGGCCAGATTGTGCAGATGCCTCAGATTGTACCAGTCGGTGATGAGTTGATGAAGTCTGCCGGCTATAAAGATGCTAACGGAACTCCCAGCACACAAGTACCGCAAGGTATGGAGCAACAAGCACCGGATATGCAACAAGATCAAATGATTCAACAGAACACCAGTCCAGGCTCACCGGCTCTACCGGAAGATGGAATGCCACAAGATCCTAACCAACCACAGCAAGTCGATCCACAGTCAGCTGCTCAAGGCATGAATCAGGGTATTGAGACACAACAAATGGACTAAAACCCGCTAAAAATATGCCACTATTGCAGAAATGCAATATGTGGTAACATTAACCCGCACATAATTCAAGACTTATGATAGATATTACATCAGATACTTGGTTAGAGATTGAAAGTTTCATCGATGAACAACTGGCCGCATCAAGCCGCAAGCTGTCATCCGTCACACTGGATTTTAATCTAACCATGTATCACAGAGGAATAGTATCGGCACTGACTGACTTAAAGTCACTGTCAAACAAACAACCTGTTTCATTACTCACCAGTAACGAATACAGTTAAGTAACACCAGCCTGTCGGGAGACACGCACCATGTCAGATAATAACACCGCTGATTACAGCCGTGATGATGAAGATTTTGAAGAATTATTTAATGGTTTTGCTGAAGATGATGCAAAAGTAATTGAGGAGATAGTCCAAGAGTCAGTTGATGATGATAGTGAGTACGCAAGTGCTGATGACGTTATCGAAGATTCAGTAGACGACACTCAAGCACTCAAGCAACAACTCGAAGTCCTGCGTAAAGAACGGGATGATTTTGAGCATAGCTTCAAGTCTCAAGTAGGCCGTGTTAGCGCCCTGCAAAAGAAACTGGATAGCGAAAGCCCACCAGCAAAGAAGTTTGATGATGATCTAGCGGTTGCGATGGAGGACTATCCTGAAATCGTAAAGCCCATGATCGATTACATTGAGCGCAAGTATGGTGACTTAGACCAACGTCTAGCACCGATACAGCAACAAAATGATCGTCAAGATGAGCAGCGCTACATCGATAGCCAAATCAATATTATCGACTCGAACATACCGGACTGGCGAGATATCGTTGCGGGTAATGAGTATAAAAACTGGTTGACTGAGCAACCCTCAGCAATCCAAGCAATGTCTAGTAGTTATGATGCCCGTGATTATCAATATCTGATCGGCTCATTTCAAGGCACAAAGAACAAATCAAATGAATTGGCACAACGAAGGCAAACTAAATTAGCCGGCAATGTGGCAGTTCAGAGTAAGGGTGTCAGTAAATCATCATCGGCACCGGATGACTTTAGTTCAGCGTGGGAATACTACGCGAACAAGAAGAAGTAAGGCACTGTCGGGAGACAGGGCAAAGCGATAGGCAGAGTCTTATCGTTCCTTAAGCAGGAAACACCAAACAGTATGATGGTTTTGTAACCCGCTAGCAGTGTTGGCCGGTCAAATAATAATCCCTTGTATAGATTTTGGAAAACAAACCGTTGTTTTCAATTATTTTTATATTTAGGAATTATTTATGGCCAATACTACTTATGGCACCATTAGTCAAAGAACGGCAGCTTGGGCTGCAACTGAGATGTTATCTCACGCTGAACCTATTTTAGTTTTATCTAAATTCGGTCAGTCTAAACCACTTCCATCTAACAAAGCCGACACTGTTAAATTTCGTCGTCCTGTTCCTTTCGCTATCTCTACTACTGCGTTGACTGAAGGTGTTACACCCACTACTCAACAAATGACGTATGAAGATGTCACTGTTGCTATTGCTCAGTACGGTGCGGTTATTGCTATCACTGACAAAGTAGATGACTTGGCTGAAGATCCTGTATTGAAAGATGCAGCGATGATGGCCGGTGAACAAGCCGCTGAAGTTGTTGAAATGATTACCTACGGTGCTATCAAAGCGGGTACTAACGTATTCTATGACACTATCGGTCACTCTACTCGTGTATCTGTCAACAGCAAGATTACTCTTGATCGTGTTCGTGCGGTTGTTAGATCTTTGCGTGCTAACCGAGGCAAACCGGTTACTTCAATGCTGTCCTCTTCACCTGGCTATGCAACAAAAGCGATTGAAGGTGGTTATATTGCTTTCGGTCATACTGATTTGGAAGCGGATATTCGTGCATTAGCTGGTTTTACTCCAGTTGCGTCTTACGGTTCACGTCAACCATTATGTCCTGAAGAATTGGGTTCTGTTGAATCTATTCGTTTTATCTTGACGCCACTAATGGTGCCTTTCCAAGCCGCTGGTGCAGCGGTTGCCTCAACTGGCATGATTGCTGATAACGCGACTAACATCGATGTTTATCCACTGATATTCGTTGCTAAAGAAGCGTATGGCTTAGTGCCATTGAAAGGTGCTAACTCAATCACTCCAAGTGTATTGAACCCTGGGACACCTTCTAAATCTGATCCATTAGGACAAGTTGGCTTTGTAGGTTGGAAAACTTACTTCGCTGCCAAAATTCTTAATGAAAATTGGTTGGCCCGTATTGAGGTGGGAGCGACTGCGCTTTAGTTCCATTATATGATTGCATAATGACAATGAGGGTACTTAGCAATAGGTACCCTCTTTTTACTTTAAATAAGGAAAGCTCATGCTTGATTTTGAAACATCAGAGAACAAAGAAGAATTGATAGACCATGCTAAATCACTCGGAGTTGATGCTAATGCTCGCTTCAGTATAGATTCTATAAAGAAGCAAATCCGTGATGCAAGTAATACTGTGCCGGTTGTTGCTGATAAAAAAGTTAAACTCATGATCCATAAAACCGAAGGTGACACAGGCTCTATTGATGTGCCTATCTCGGTTAATGGTAAGACGTGGTTAGTTAAACGCGGTATGGAAGTGATCGTACCGGCATTTCTAGTGGAAGTGCTTGAACATGCTGTGAAAGACATTTATGTCCAAGATGAAGTCACTAAGTCGATTGTGAAACGTGAAGTCCCTGCGTATCCGTACAGCGCCATGGCCATCTAAATGAAACAGAGTGCGCTCATTGCGTTAATCAGACGTTACTCAGGGGATGATGTAGAACCTTATGTTGTTCCGGATACCGTATTGGCCAGCTTTATTAGTGAAGCTGAGACAGAAGCCGCTGAACGCGCTCAGTTCCTACGACTGGATAGCACTTACGATATAGCCGTCACCTCTGGTGTATCGGTCTATGCAATAAAACCTAGCGTTATTTTTATAGATTCAGTTCGGTTGAGTGGCGAGAGCAAGCCGCTTATAAAGACCACTCGACGCGAGTTGGATTTTAATATCAATAAATGGATTACCGAAGTCGCTACCCCCAACTATTATTTTCAGGATGATACCAAGCTCACGCTGTATCCAATGCCTGACAAATCTTACACGATGCAACTGGACGGCTCACGTCGGCCTATTGTATCAATGGAAACACCCAGCCAATACCATGATGACTTAAGCAACTGGTGCCTGTTTCGTTTCTTCTCCATCAATAACAATGGCATGACAGACGTTAATAAAGCCCTTATGTACTCAAGTCAGTTTGATAAAGCCTTTGGTCACAAACGTAATGCGTTATATGACACGGTTAATCGAGCCGCCTCAGAACAATCTACTTTATATCGCAATCCATTCAACTAGGACTACTCATGGCCTCTACTACGCTTGCTAAAACAATCACCGACAAGGCTTCAGTATTTTTGGCTGATGCCTCACAAACTCGTTGGCTACCGTCTGAACTACTCAGTTGGTTGAATGACGGGCAATCTGAAATCTGTGCCTTAGTGCCTAATGCTAATCCTACTACCTCTACTGTTGCTCTAGTCGCTGGGACCAAACAATCAGCACCCACTGATGCACTGTATGTTAATGGCTTTATTCGTAACATGGGTGTGGGCGGGACAACGCCAGGCGGTGTCATACGGCAAGTCACTCGTAACTTCTTAAATTCATTTATAGTGGGCTGGCCCAGTGCAGCAACATCCATTGTCGTCAGTCACATTGCTTATGATCCTGCTGACAGTAATGTCGATTTTTACGTCTACCCGCCACAGCCTGCATCAGGTATGTCCAGTATTGAAATTGTCTACTCACAAGTGCCTGCGGTTATTCCCTCTTCAGGAACACCGGTGATTACGGTTAGGGATATTTACGCTAATGCACTATTAGATTACGTTCTTTATCGCGCCTTCGGTAAAGATTCTGAATACGGCAATCAATCAGATCGTAGCCAGATCCATTACAAAATGTTCTCGCAAGCGATTGGCATTAAATACACCATTGAGAAATCTGAGAATAGTGGTTATTTACATACGGGTGAGCAAGCTCAACAAGCTAATCCACCACAATAAGGAACCCTCATGGCCTCTACTACCGATGCTAAAACCATTATTGATAAGGCCTCATTACTATTGGCTGATGTCTCTCAATCCTTTTGGTTAGTCTCTGAACTACTAGGTTGGCTCAATGACGGTCAGCGTGATATTGCAACCGTCTTACCGCAAGCTAATGTTAAAAATAGTGCAGTGCAGTTGGTAGCAGGGGTTAAACAATCTCTGCCCAGCGATGGTATCTTGTTGCTGGATATACCGCATAACTTAGGTTCAGCAGGCACAACAGTCGGTGCAGTGATTACTCATGTGCCTAAAGAGATTATGCTCAAACGCATACCAGGTTGGACGACAACAATGGCTAATGGCGTTGTTAAACATTATGTTTACAGCACTTTAGATCCCTTAGTGTTCTATGTTTATCCACCACAGCCGGCTATAGCTAAATATGTGGAGTGCGTGTATTCAGCCCTACCGGCATTGATCGCTAATGCTAATGTCGGCACTAAGATTACCATCCCAGACTACTTTCAAACCGAGTTATTAGACTATGTGTTGTATCGTGCCTTTAGTAAAGACTTTGATAACTCAGCACAACTCGCACGTGGTCAAGAACACTATCAACTATTCATTAACGCTTTAACGGCAAAAGCGAATGCAGATGCTTCAGTAAACAATCCCACTAAAGCACCGCAGGCTTAATCATGGCGATTAAAATTGATCAGTTCTCCGGTAAAGCACCAAAAGTCAGCGACCACTTGCTAAAAGATAATATGGCAACAGTCGCCACTAATCTGCGTATTGATAGTGGTGCGATTACAGCGTTAAAAGGTGTGACGCAAGTCTCTACGACGACCAGTAGCTATCGATCTATTTATCGCTATGAAGCACCTGAAAATACACCTAATTGGTTAGGATGGGATACACAAAACGTCAATGTCATTAGAAGCCCTGTACCTAATGATCGCTATCGACGCATCTATATCACCGGTAATGGTGAGCCAAAGTATCAATATTTTGATACCTCATTAACGACACCAGCACCCAGCAGTGAATATCTATTAGGTATGCCTAGACCCAGTGTGGTACCGGTATTATCTGAATCAGGTCCAACCAGTGACACGCTAACAGGTGGTAAAACCTTTACGCCTGGTACATTAGGTCTGCTCGGTAACGCAACACAAGTGGCGGGTATTACCTCAACAGCAGGCGCGTTTGTGGTAGGCCGCTACTACACCATTACTTCACTCGGAACAACAACGACACAAGCTAATTGGAATACTATTGCGGGGACTACGGGAAAAACCTATGTCGTCACGCCTGTTAATGCAACAGATCTGAATCATTTTATCTGTGCTAATGTCGGTACAGGTAATGGTACCGCTATCTCGTCACCTGGACTGCAAAGAACCTCAACGGGTACAACCTGGACGGTACAAGGCTATTCTACCTTATCTTATAAAGATAATTGTGTACTGAGATTCTCTATTTCTAATTTAGGTCTAGCTGGTGCTGTTGTAGGTATTAATACAGATCCTAATTTAGATGCAGGCTTTAAAAATATCGATTGGGCTGTTTATGGTCTACCTAATGGGACTTACCAAGTATTGAATAGTGGCGCTGTCGTTGCGAGTGGAGCCACATTTACTTATGTGAGTACGGATGTATTCGAGATTGAATACATTGGCACCACCATTAATGTCAGTAAAAACGGAGCCATTGTTTATACAACCTATGACCCTGTTAATACTAAAAAGAATAAAAAAGTAGTGGGTGGGCAAACATTTTTTATGGATGCTTCCCTGCAAGGCGCTGCATCAGGATCAGGTACTTTCTCATTAATTAGTAATATAGAATTTGGTCAATATGCCATTACCGCACTGACGGCAACCGTTGCAGCCGGTAACTTCATTGTAGGTCAGTCTTATAAGATACTGACACCGGGGGATACGAATTTCACTGCAATAGGCGCAGCTAATAATGTTGTGGGTACGCAGTTTACAGCAACCGGTGTTGGCGCTGGCACAGGTACAGCGACTGCGGCTAATATCTTTAAAGCAGATACCATTGCGCTCACAAGTAATAATGCTTATACCACCATCAATGGCACCAGCATCTCAAAAACAAAAGGCGGCACTGGCTGGAATACCCAAGCCACCTCATCACAAAGCATTACAGGCGCTTGCATCACCAAGTTTCAATTTGGTAGCTTAACGCTACCTGCTGCCGGTGGCTTAAATACAGCGCCCTTAACAAAAGCGGGTATGAATGACATTGACTTTGCCTTAGTCACTACGACAGCGGGACTTTTAAAGGTCTACGAAAATGGCGTATTTAAAGCAGATTGCGGCTCTTTTGCCTTAACCGATATATTCCAAGTCGAAGTCACATTAACCGGAAACGTCGTGTATTCCAAGAATGGCCTTGGCACTCCACTATACACCTCAGAAACCACCGTTGCCTTAACAAAAGCCTTTTACTTTGATTCCTCACTCAATAAAGTCGGGACATCTATTACCGGCATACAGTTAGGAACAAACTTGACTAATAGCGATGTATTGACATCTGCTTATGCCGATCTCACCGAAAAAGATCGTAGTTATGTTTACTCCTATGTCAGTCCTTTAGGCGAAGAAGGTCCTCCAAGTGGCGCTGTTAAGATTACTGTTAATGATTTACAAGTGGTGACCTTAACATTCCCAACCAGCATAACCGGTGATGTAACCCCTAAACTGGATACCACAACCGATGCCTCAAGACCTTATAATGTAACCGGTGGTAAAAGACGTATCTATCGCACTGCATCGGGTACAACGAGTACAGAATACTTATTTGTTGCTGATGTCGATATAACCAATACTATATTTAATGATAATCTTCTCGATGTCGCTTTAGGCGAACCCATGCCTTCGCTGAACTGGTTCCCACCGCCACTCGATATGAAAAGCGTGACCTCAACACCGAATGGCTTTATTGTCGGTTACTCAGGTAATTCTTTGTGTGTCAGTGAAGCGATGTTTCCTCATGCCTTTAATCCATTCAATCAATTAGGTTTTACTGGCAATATCACTGGTATAGCAACCACTGGCGACTCATTAGTGGTCTTTACCGATGATGCGCCTTATTTGGTCACTGGCTCAACACCAGGCACCTTAAGCGCTATTCGCATAGATCATCAACAAACCTGCGCTAATAAAGCCAGTATCGTTAATATGGGCGGCTATGTGTTATTTGCTTCACCGGACGGCCTCTGCTCGGTTACTGCTAATGACATGGCGATTGAGACACAAAATTACTTAACCCGTGATCAATGGCAAGCCTATTCACCGAGTACGATGCGGGGCTATTTATACGAAGGTGTTTATATTGGCTTTTCAGATACCAAACAATTCATGTTTGATCGTCGTCAAGATCCTGCGGTATTAACGGATATTTCAGGCTTTACGGTATCGTCTGGCTTTAATGATTTGAGTGAAGATCAGCTCTATGTGTTAGATAACACGGGTCATATCTCAACCTGGGAAACCGGCAGTAATCAAACTTATATCTGGAAAAGCAAGTTAGCAAGGGAGGCAACCGCTGTTTGTCCTGCTGCGCTAAGACTCTATGCAACAGGGGATGTGATCTTTAAACTCTATGCAGATGGTTCTTTAGTCTTTACAACAACAGTCACCAACAGCAGTATAGTGAGATTACCTGGCGGTTATCGTGCCAAAGAATTTCAAATAGAAGTATCTGGCAGTGGTGTCCTGCAATCCTTTGCAATCGCTAACTCAGTGAGTGAATTACAATGAGAGAAGTACCGAGCATACCCGCAGGCCTAGAGCCAAAATTACGCAATGTGTTATCGTCTGTACGGGAATCACTTAATTCAGCTATCACGAATATTAATGCCAATGCCGATAATCTAAACGGGCTGCGTCAATGGGTCATGCCTGCGCTGGAAGCTAATAACGATTTAGTGATATTTAATCAAGGACAGATTAATGCTGCCTTAGAAAGTGCAACCGGTGCTGATGGAGCAGCTGGTATTGCAGCTAGGGCCGTCTCATTAACTACGCCTAAGCAAAGTTTTACTTATGATACCAACGGGGCAAATCCCAGCCCATCTACTTCTGTGATTACAGCAACAATCTTTAATACAGTCGGTGTTGTTTATTATGAGTTCTTTTTGAATGATGTTAGCACTGGAACAGCTACCACTTCAAATACCTATACCTATACGCCAAAATCTACATTTACTGGAATGCCAGATAAGTTAGAAGTACAAATAAGAGAAGATGGCCTAGATGGAGCTATTGAGGCCAGAGATCAAATGACCATGATTGGTTTAAAAGCAGGATCGCATGGCATTACGGTGATGCTCAGTAATGAAGCACATACGCTGCCAAGAACTGTTGCAGGTGTTGTTACCTATACGGGATCAGGGACTAAAATCAATGTGTGGGAAGGCACAACAGCCTTAACAGAAGATTCATCAAGTCCTTATGCAAATAGCACGTTTAGGGTAACAACTGCTGCCACAGGCATTACGCCAGGATCCATAACTGGAACAGGAACAACTACTTTAACCTATGGCGATGCAAATAGCATGACAATCAGTCCTGCTAAAATAGATTTTACAATTATTGCAAAACGACAAGATGGCACAGAAATAACAATATCAAAACAACAATCATTATCTTATTCTCAAGCTGGAGCAACAGGAGCAGGTGGCGATTCTGTGGATATTGTCTTTGTTAGGTCAGCAACACAACCTGCCACACCGACTGCTTCACCTGGCACACCCACTGCACCGATCACATGGTACACAGATGTCGCTTCAGTACCTGCGAGTGCTAATCCATTATGGTCAAGCGCTGGCTTTAAAGCATCTGCCTCAGCAAATTACACATGGGATAAACCGGTAAGAGTTGAAGGTGCGTCCGTCGCAGAGGTCACTGTATTTACTAGAGGTGTGCCAACCAGCACGCCAACCGGTGGCACTTATACCTTTAGCAATCCACCTGTTTTAGCAGTGCCAACATCAACAGGCGCGACCTGGTACACGTCAATACCTTCTGGAACAACTGCCGTATATACATCAAGAGCGGTGGTATCGACCGCAGCTGGAAATACGTCTGCAGTAGCTATTACCGGCTGGACAACCCCTGTTATCAGTTTTCAAAATGGCATTGATGGAAGCCCTGGCAGTAATGGCAGTAATGGCAGTAGAGGACCATTTACAACTTATGCCGCTATTGGTTATCCAG